GAGAAATGATGTTCATTAATCTACTGCAAGGTCTTCATCCAAAAGAATCTGAAGTTTTAATTCTTACTAAAGATAAAAATCTTACGGACAAATATAAAATATCTTTTGAAAATGTCAAAGAAGCTTATCCGGATATTCAATGGGGAGGCCGTTCATGACAGTAGCAACTGGAGAAAAAATAAAAATGGCAGATAAAAATAAAACTTTTAATGATGTTCTGCCCAAAGAATATGGTTGCGAAATTCTTTTGGAAAAAACTACTATTGAAAAAGCAAAAGATTTTTCACTTCCTAATGATGCATATTTGATTTGGTATGTTGTTGATGGTGAAGAGTATATTGATTTGACACGTTGCCCTAAGCGAGTCAATCTTTTTGATATGTATTACGACAAGTATGGACCAGGTGCGGTTAAAAAAATTGATTTTGGATACGGTAGAACTAATCCAAAACTTTGGGGATATAAACAACCAGAAAAAAAGAAAAGAAAATGAGTGCAGGATTTGGTGGAGACCCTAATCAGGGAAGACTTGGTAAAGATCTTAATATTCAAATCAACTTAGATAATATAGACAAAGTTATTAAACAGTACAAAAAAATTAAAAAATATAAAAAATCATCTCTGTTTGCTATTAAAACAATGGACGGCACAGAAAAGATTGTGAGTTCATTGATTAAGGAAGCGGAGGAGAATCCACTGTAAAATGGGAAAGCATTATCTACTTAACTTGTACGGATGCTCGTTTGTTCTTTTGGACGACGAGCGTTGTCTTATAGACTTATTAGAAAGCGCAGCAATCGCAAGCGGTGCAACTATAGTCCAAACTATCTCAAAAAAGTTTGAACCACAGGGAGTTACAGTTCTTTGTTTGCTTTCGGAAAGTCATATTAGTATTCACACTTGGCCAGAAGAAGGTAAAGCAGCAGTGGATGTTTATACTTGTGGAGACTGCAATCCAAAGATTGGGTGTGACATGATCATTCATCAACTTTTTGCTCAAAGTCATACTTTGAGTTATATTGAACGCTAACTAAATATAACATACTAGGAGAAGTAAATGATTTCTACACAATATCGTTTGCGCCTTGAAGCAATTTGTGAAAGAATTGCAAAGGGGGAATCCGTAGAGTTAAGTGATATGATTTGGTGCGAAAAACTTGCTAAGTCAAATCGCTCAGCAGCAACTATTCTAAGACAGGCAAGACGCCGCGCTGCTAATCCAGATATGCAGGAAGATAGTCTTGATGCTTTTATGAATGCTTTGGATCTTGGAGATCCAGATCCATCAAATCATAAGACTGGATTCGAAAGTGCTGATGATATTATTGATTTCTTTAGTCGTGATAATGAAAGTGATTGGAGAAATCGTGATTAATATGAAGAGGGGTCTTGACTGCCCCTCTTTTTTTGTGTATAATTAGCTTTGTCAGCGTTCATATTGAATGGATAAAGAAAAGATTAGATTGATTGTAAGAAACCTTGAGTCTCTGGTAAATTGTCTTAAAGAAGAATTAGACTCTGATCAGGATTCTTACAAACCAAACTATGAGGAAATAGCACCATACATTAAGGATTACGACGAAGTATTTTATGACGAGGAAGATGAGTACAATGTTTGACGAATTCGAATATATGAAACCAGAAGTCAAATTTATATCTGTCACACCAGATGCTGAAAAGCATATGGCATACTGTGCTAGAGTTTCAAACCCTTCTAACCAAGAAAACGAAAAGTTCTCTGGACTGCTTAAGTATTGTATTCAACATCAACACTGGAGCATCTTTGAGCAAGCAAGTCTTACTGTAGAAATCAATACAACAAGAGGTATTGCGGCTCAAATACTTCGGCATAGGTCTTTCACATTTCAAGAGTTTTCTCAACGGTATGCTGATACAAATCTTTTAAACAAAACTATTCCTCTTCCAGAACTTCGTCGTCAGGATACAAAGAACCGACAAAACTCTATTGATGATATTCCAGACTATTTGAAACTGACCCTGCTAGAAGACATTAGAATGCATTTTGAGCAGTCTCTACGCCTCTACAACCGCCTTCTGGATAAAGGTGTGGCAAAGGAGTGTGCAAGGTTCGTATTGCCCCTGGCGACGCCCACACGCCTCTATATGACGGGTTCAGTTAGGTCGTGGATCCATTATATCGACTTGCGTTCTGCCCATGGTACTCAAAAAGAACATATGGAAATCGCAGAACTAGTTCGCTGTATCTTTACTTGCCAATTCCCTACCGTAGCAGAAGCACTTGGTTGGACCCGCGAAGGATGTGAAGACTGTATTGACGCTCCTTCTATAATGATTAACTAAATATCCTTATATAAAATGGAGGAATGAATTTGGCAACATATCCGGTTTATAATAAAACTACTGGCGAACAAAAAGAAGTAACAATGTCCATTACTGAATGGGACCAGTGGAAAATTGATAATCCAGATTGGACAAGAGATTGGAGTGATCCGTCAACTTGTCCTGCTTCTGGAGAAGTAGGTGAGGTTTATGACCGACTTAAAAAGTCTCACCCGGGATGGAACGATGTTCTAAAAAAAGCATCACAAGTACCTGGATCTAAAGTAAAACCTGTTTAATTTTATTGTATGGCAAGAAGAAATAGAAGAGATGAGCAACCAATTGGCGTTGGTATGACTGCTAAACAAATGAAGCGTAAGAAACCAATCAACCTTGACTTAATGAGAGAGATTGAACCTCTTACAGATAATCAAAGAAAACTTTTCGATGCATATAAAAAGAATAACAACATAGTTGCCTATGGTTGTTCTGGAACAGGAAAAACTTTTATTACACTTTATAATGCTCTTTGTGATGTGTTAGATGAAAGAACACCATACGAAAAAATTTATATTGTAAGGTCTCTTGTTGCCACTCGGGAAATTGGTTTTCTTCCAGGGGACCATGAAGACAAATCATCACTTTATCAAATTCCATATAAGAATATGGTAAAGTATATGTTTGAAATGCCAGATGACGCATCGTTTGAAATGCTCTATGGAAATCTCAAAACTCAAGGTACTATTAGTTTCTGGTCTACTTCTTTTATTCGCGGAACTACTTTGGATAACGCAATTATCATTGTAGATGAATTTCAAAATTTGAACTTCCACGAAAGTGATTCTATTATTACTCGTGTTGGTGAAAACAGTAAAATTATGTTCTGTGGAGATGCAACTCAAACTGACCTGATTAAAACAAATGAAAGAAATGGTATTATCGATTTTATGAGGATCTTGCGAGTAATGCCATCTTTTGATATTATTGAATTTGATATTGAAGATGTTTGCCGTAGTGGTCTGGTCAAAGAATATCTCATTGCAAAGCATGAATTGAATCTATGATCTTTACTCATATGAAATTGGATCTATCGGTTCTTGAAAGAGAACTGATAGATGGTGTGAGGTACTATAAGTTACCTTCTGGAAATAAAAAGTTAGTATCTATTACTTCTGTTATTAGTCACTACAAAAAAGATTTCTTTAACAACTGGCGTAAAAGGGTTGGTGTAGAAGAAGCAGATAGGATTACCAAGAGAGCAACTAGTCGCGGAACAGATTTTCATACACTTGCGGAAAATTATTTTTACAATAATGAACTTCCTAATCTTCAGCCAATTTCCCACCATCTTTTCAAAATTGCTAAACCAACTCTAGACAGAATAAATAATATTCGTGCTCTTGAAGGAGCACTTTATAGTGAAGTTCTTGGTATTGCCGGAACTTGTGATTGTGTTGCAGAATTCGATGGTGAGCTGGCAATTGTCGATTTTAAAACTTCTAAACAACCAAAACCAAGAGAATGGATTGAAGGTTATTTTGTCCAGTGTGCTGCTTATGCTGCCATGCTATATGAAAATACTGGACTAGTAGTAAAGAAGTTTGTAATCATAATGTCTTGCGAAGACGGCGAATGTGTTGTATATGAGGAAAGAGATAAGAAAAAATATCTAAAATTACTCACTCAATATATTAAAAAGTTTGTTAA